CGAGCACGCCTGCAGAAGGGCCGGCGCCACGGGAACATCTCGTTAGCCGACCTGGCGAAAGAGCACCCCGGTTGTTGGATCTGCGACAGGGAGGCTGAGGTCGTAGACCACGATCATCGCTGTTGCGCGAGGCAATACGGCTGCCGGAAGTGCGTGCGCGGCGGACTCTGCCGCCGTTGCAACACGCTCTTGGGTCTCGCCAAGGACGACGTGAAGATCCTGGTGCGCGCGATCGAGTATCTCGAAACCGGGAGCAAAAACAGGATCACCTTGGTCGCGGACGAATCGGCTGTTTCACGTGGAACACCCGTAGCACCATAGAGTTATCGATGTTCAAAGTGGCGGAAGCGGATGGGAATCGAACCCAGAAACAGGCCTTTCGGCCCGTCGCTGGCGATCACCCCCAGACGGTGAATCAAGCACTTACAGCCACCCGCCGACGCGAGAGCCCTGTCCCCGCCGTAGGACACCCGGCACAAAACCCGGATCACCTCACAAGGAGGATCGCGATGGAGAAGCACGTCGAACGCCGCCGCCGTGACCTGAAGGGGCGCGTGGCGCGCGCCACCTGGCCGCTCTTCCGTTTCGCCGAGTGCTTCCCTTGCAACGTATTCGGCCACCGCTGGCAGGAGATCCCGCAGAGCCAGCTCACGCCGCGCGAGCGCGCGTCCGGCAAGATGCGATTCCACTGCGCGCGCGCGGGCTGTACGATGCGCAGCGGTTTCACGAACTGAGGGGGGTGCGATGCTCCTGTTCTGGGCGTTGTTGGGCGCGTTGATCGGCGTCGCCGCGGCACAGAAGAAGGGCTTCTCGATCGTCGCCGGCGCGATCGGCGGGATGCTGCTCGGGCCGTTCTCGCTCCTGATGTTCCTCGTCTCGGGCGTCTCCTCGGGCGATCGCCGGCGGAAGTGCCCGAGCTGCGCCGAGTGGGTGCAGGCCGCAGCCAAGGTCTGCAAGCACTGCCACCACGAGCTCCCGCCGGCCAAGAGGGCCTAGGGCGCGGCGAGCGGGTCCTCGTCGAACGCCAGCGTGAACGAGCGCCAGGCCTCCTCGGCGTCGGCCGCGGTGATCCGGCCGTAGGCGATCTCCTCGCCGACGCGGCCGTGATAGAAGCGATCGCTCTCGAAGTCGTCGCCCGGGATCAGGAGCGCCGGCTCCTTGCCGAAGCGCGTGAGGCGCATCAGGCCGTCGCGCACGCGGACGTAGTCGGCCTCTGGCACCAGGAACTGCAGCTTGAGCGAGGCCGCGGGGTCGCCGTCGTCCGAGAGGACCTCGAGGCGGTTGCGCGCGGCGCGCACGCGGACCTGGCTTGGGTCGCCCTCGGTGTAGCCGAGCCCGTCCATGCGCGGGCTGCGGTCGAGGTCGACGGGCATGCCGAGCCACAGCTCGCCGACGTTCGGGCGCGGGCTGTTGCCGGTGGGCATGGCGATCTCGAGGCGCCACACCTGGGCGAGCTGCTCGCTGACGGCGAGCACGTAGGACCCGCGCCGCTTCGGCAGGAGGGTGAGCGGCGTCCCGGACGGCTGCGGGGTCAGCGTGACGGTCGCCTCCTCCGGGATGTTCCCGCCCACGAGCGCGGCCAGCGAGACCGCGCCGAAGAGCGCCGGCGTCGAGGCGTACACCAGCGAGTCGGCGTCGTAGGCGGCGGCGATGGGCTCGACCACGACGCGGTAGACCGCGCGCTCGGTCCACGCCGGGTTCCAGGTGATGTCCTCCTGGATGTCGGTCCAGGCGTCCGCGGAGGCGGCCTCTCCGGCCACGCCGCCGAGTTCCCAGCCCCCGCTCGAGCCGCCCTCCCAGGACAGGCCCGAGTCGACGTGGGTAACCGTGACGCGCGCGCCGGTGGCCGAGGTCGAGCTCGTCGGCGCCCGCAGGCCCAGGGCCAGCCGTAGCGTCTCGCCGGGCATCACCTCGACCTCCTGCACCTGGGGCCGGGTGAACGCGAGCGCCTCTCGGCCTGCGAAGGTGGTCCACTCCGCCGGTGACTCCGAGAGCCCGGGAGTGCCCGCCAGCTCGAGGAGCAGGTCAGCCCATCCCGTCGGCCTGTGCACGGCCTCGCTCGAGGTGGCGAGGAGATTCAGGTCGAGGTCCGCGGCATAGGCGCCGTCTGACCGCCAGGCGAAGCCGCCGCGCTGGTCGGGGTAGCCGTCGCCCAGGTTGACCAGGGGAAGGAGCGTGTCCTCCTCGGCAGGGGAAACGGCCTCGGGCGCCGCAGGCGCGCGGCTGACCAGGTTACCGACCGCCAAGCGCCAGATGCTCATGCCGTCCTCTTCCACATGTAGACCACCACGTAGGGCTGGAGGTTGTTGTGGGCCCCGCCGCCGCCCGCGTTCTGGTTCGTGGCCGTGGCGGCCTGGTTCGTGGCCGTCGCGTTCTGATTCACCGCTGTCGCGGATGCCGTCGAGAGAGCGTCGGCCGTCGAGCCGGTTGTGCTGGTGTCGCGCGTTCCCGAGGCCTGGCTGCCCGTCTGGCTGGTCGGAAGGCTCTGCACGTGGCTGTGGGCGTTCTGGGTGTGCGTGTGGGCGTCCTGGGTGTGGTTGTGGGCGTCCTGCACGTGCGTGTGGCTCGGCATCTCCGCCGTGGTCAGGGTGTGGGTCTTCTCGCCGCCGGTCTCCTCGGCGGTGTCGAAATCGGAGTCGCCCGAGTCGCGGCCCACCAGCACCCTGCCGGCCGCGAATGCCGACCAGGTGCCGTAGCCGAGGAGCGTCGCCGGGTTCGTGCTGACGACCGCGATGAAGACCGACCCGACCGGGAAGGCCTCGCCGCCGGGGCCTCCCGATGGCGTCGCCGGTGACCACTGGCCCGGCGGGTCGTCCCAGGTGAGGACCTGGCCGTCGGCCGAGCCGACGGGCGGAGTCCTGCCTGCTCCGCCGGCGCCGACGATTCTGCTCATTCGGCCACCGGAACGTCGCGCCAGGAGGCGATCCACGTCGGGTCGTCGGTAGCCGCAGCCCCGCCCATCACGGCTGTCACCGATTGGTCCGTGTCGGTGAGGCGGATCGTGTCGGCGCCCTCGATCGGGAAGAACTTGCCATCCGCCGCCAGCGCCATCGCGCGGTCGAAGTCGTAGTCGCTCGCCCCCACGGTCTTCCGGATCATGATGTCGACGGCCGCCGTGTCGACGTTCACGAAGCGGATGCTTTCGACGATGCGCGTGAAGCCAGCAGCTGGCGCCGGGACAATCTCCACCGGCGTCGTTCCATCGAGCGCCCCGTGCGCAGAGCCGCCGCGGTCTTCGAGCTCAAGCTGCCTGTACTCGCTCATAGGATCTCCCAGAAGGGGTCGCCACCGAATTGCGCGCCGAAGAGGTCCATGATCTCGCCCTTCTTCTTGAGCACGACTTCGGTGTAGAGCCCGTCGATCAGCTGACCGCCGGACGACTGGATGCGCACGACCCCTCCGGCCTGCATCTTCTTGATCCTGAGCAAGCGATTCAGGTTGCGCGTGTCGCCTCCGGCGCCGATCTCCGGCAGGGAGATGATTCGCTCCCCGGTGCCGTACGCGAGAAGGATCACGTCGACCTGCTCGTCGTCGACGGAGTAATCGACGACGACCTGTGTGGCAGGGAACCTCGACGCGGGAAAGCTGCGCCAGGCATCGCATGGCTCGCCGTCGTCCGTCTTCAGCCACATCGGCACGGCGTAGTAGGCGCGGCGCGGCAGCGTGTCGACGTTGGCGAGCTCGTCCAGGTCCGGCCGCCAGTCCGGGTCGACCCACATCGAGCCGGGACTTGTCGGCGAGATCACGACTCCCATGCGGATGCGGGCGGAGCAGCCGACCTGCGGGAAGGCTCCGCTCATCGTGCCGGTGCCGTCGACATACAGCTGGAGGCCGGCCGTGAACGCGGAGAAGTCCAGTCCCCCGACGTATCCCAGCCGGCAGACCCACCCGCTCTCGCCGTCGGCCACGTCCTGCATCAGCAGCCCGACGAGGACCTTGTCCGTCAGGGCCATCGAGGTATCGGCCGGCTCCATCGTCAGGAGGTTCCCGGAGGCCGCAACCACGACGACTGGCGTGCGCTCCGCGAGCGGGCTGCCGGTGTCGTTCTTGACCTTGATGTAGACGCCCCCGACTGGCATGTCGACGCCGTCGGCCCGCATCACGAGCCGCTCGATCCCCTCGGCGTCCGCCCACTGCAGGCCGCCGTCGACGGCCGCGACCACGGTGTCCGTATCGAAGTTCAGCGCGCCGAGGTTGTAGATCTTGAAGGTGTTGAAGTCGAGGTTCCCGAGCATCGTCTGGGAGCCGTCGCGGGCGAGCTTCTCGGTAGTGAGCTCCTCGATTGCCTCCTGCACGTCGTCCGCGGCCGTCTGGACGAATGGGTCGGAGACGATCTCGCGCGCGTGGTGCGTGTGCGGCGCCACGGTGGTCGGTGCCGGGACGAAGTGGATCGGGTGCGCACCGAGCCTGGTGCGGGTCGCGTGCTCGGTTGCCTCGAAGTCGTCGCGTCGGCGCTTCATACCTGCCACACCGCCTCGAGCTTGTGGATGGGGTTGCGCCGCGTCTCGACCGTCCGGACCCAGCCGTCGAACTGCCGGGACTCGTCGCAGCCGATCCCGACGTAGTCGCGCGCGTAGGGCACCTCGGTCTCGGTCGAGAGCCGGCCGACGACCGAGCCGGTTCCGACGAGCTCGCCGGTCGCCCGCAGGAAGATGGCGTAGCCCACCTCTACCGAGTAGGGCCCGTAGTCCTTCCAGCCCTCTGGCCCGAGCCAGCGCGCCCAGGCCCGGAGGACGTGGTCGCGGGTGAGGTCGAGCGGGTTACCATCGAGGTCAAGGATCGGGCAGTCGAGCTGGTAGGTCGCCTCGTACTCGATCGCGCGCTCGAAGCGGACCACGTCCGGGGAGCCGTCGCTGTCGGTCACCGCCACGAACTGCAGCGCGTCGTAGGTGTCGTCCGCGTGCTGCGCGTGCAGCAGCGGCTTGACGGCGCCGTCCGGCAGGTCCTCGGCGCGCCAGAAGGGGCGGCCCTCGAACACGGCCACGCCGCGCTCGTGGACCCAGAGCTCGCGGCCCCAGACGTGCGGCATCCGGTGCACGTCGGCCTCGCGCGTGATCGTGGCGTCGAGCGTCACGATCGGGGTGCGCGCGCCGGCCACGGTGTCGTCGGAGTGCTGCACGTCGACGAGCGCGCCGTGCAGGATCACGTCGAACAGGTCGGAGGAGAAGCGGCCGATCCCGATCGCGTAGGTCGGATCCGAGGAGGCGCCCGCGGCGTTGAGCGGGACCGCGTCGAGGATCAGCTCGCCGGAGGCCTCCGAGGACGGTACGGCCAGGTAGGTCGGGGTCGTCGTCCACGTGCGCGTGGCCAGGTCGAAATACTCGGGCGCCGCCAGGCCGCCGCCGCTGCGCTTCAGGTAGACCTCGCCGTTCTGGGTGTCCGGGTCCGGCACCTCGGTGTTGTGCAGGACCACGCGCACGTGGAGTCGATCGTTGGAGGCATAGGGCAGCGCGCCTAAGCTGCGCTCCCGCCCTCCCTGGCCCCCGCCAGAGCCGTACTCGAGCTTCGCGCTCGAGAGGTAGCCCTGCTCTTCGACCATCGTGACCGCCGTGTCTGACGTCGCCGTGAAGCTGCCCGACGCTCCCACGGTCGACCAACCGGCCTGCATGAGGTCGTAGTTGCGCAGAGCGACCGCGACGTCGCCGCCGCCCTGGACCGCGAGGCCTTCGCCAGAAACATTCGGGTACTCCTCCAGGACGCGCATCACGTTCGCGTCGCCAGGGCGGGCCGACCAGGCGTCCTGCGGCCGCGAGTGGGTGAAGCTGCGGCCCTTGTCGATCAGCGCGAGGCCCTGCAGCTCGGGCCCCCAGGGGATGTCGATCCGGTAGGCGCCCCAGAGCAGGCAGTCGAAGCGGCGCCGGTCGAAGTGCTCGTCGACCACACGGAAGGCCTCGGGCAGGATCCCGCGCTGGGTGACCATGGCGGAGAGCCGCTCGAGGCGCCGCGGGCCCCAGCCGCCCCCGCCGGCGGCCGCGCCCTGGGGATGGATCAGGTAGGAGCGGCCGCGCATCACGTCGCCCACGGCGAACTCAGCCGAGGTGCCTGGCCGCACGACGTCGCGCGCGCGGCGGAGCAGCCGCAGCGCGATCGACGACGCGCGCCGCGGCCCGAGCACGTCTCCGCCCTGGTCCTCGATTTCGAGCTGCACCGTCAGGAAGGGGACGCGGATGCGGAAGAAGCCGCCCTGCGAGGGGTCATAGGGACGCCCGCCGGGCCCGTCCGAGGTGCTGTGCGAGATGCCGACGGCCAGGTTGTTGATGTCGTGCAGCGTGAAGGGCCCGCCCTCGGGGTGCGCCGTGAGCTCCCACGAGAGCGGCACGAGCGCGTAGCCGACCTCGTTGTTCATGTTGATGTTGTAGGTGTCGGCTTCCGCCAGCGTGATCTCGTGGTAGGCGCTGCCCGTGCCGTTGTGCCAGGTGCTCCCGTCCCGGCCGCGCAGCGTGATCCAGGCCGTCGGACCGAAGGAGTTATCGGGCGGGAAGAACCAGTTGTTGGGGCCCGTCTGGGCGTAGTCGAAACCGGCCGTGATGATGACCCGCACGAAGCGGGTCAGCGTGGGCCCAGGCTCGAAGGAGACGGCCCAGGTCGGGATTGCGACGTTGTGGAAGTAGACGTAGCGGTCGTTCTGGGGACCGCTGTTCCAGATGTCGTAGACGGTGGCGCCCGGCGTGCTCGAGCCTGGATAGGGCGAGGTCCCCGGGACGATGGCCCCCGAGCCGCCGTCCACTGCGACGCCCGCCGCGCGCAGCGTGATCGTGCGCCTCACGACGGGATCTCCGGGTCGTCGGGCGGCGCCGGGTTGAGGTCGGTGTCCTGCTCGAAGCGGCCCTGCGACCAGGTGTTTTCGATCGTCTTCTCGACGCGCTCGTCCGGCAGCGTCCCGAGGTCGTGCGCGTCGTAGGCCGAGAGGAACTTCTGCTCGCCGGACGAGAAGCAGTAACTGGTGTGCACCCGGTTGTAGACCTCGCCCTTGTCGCCGCGGCTCATCGGCACCAGGCCGCCCTCGTGGTGTGCAGCTACGTCGAGCGTGCGGTCGTCGTCGGGGTCGACGTCGTCCGGGTCGAGGACGCCGTGCCGGAGCTGGCCGAGTGGCGTCCACAGGATGCGCGCGATCGGGTAGGCGTCGAGATAGCTCCGGATCAGGTCGTCAAGGGACTCGGGCTCCTGCTCGCCTCCGAAGGTGCGCGCGCATTCGATGCGCCAGAGTGCAAAGAGCGCGCTTGACTCGTCCCAGCTCTCCGCCTCGATCACCGGCGCGTCGCCGCGGTAGCCGCGCAGCGGCGCCTGGCGGAAGCCGTACTCGTTGATGATCATCCGCAGGGTGTCGGGCGCGCCGGTGAGCGCGGTTCCGACGTCGAGGCCGTTCTCGTCGGCGCCCTCACAGTCGAACGAGACCACGACTCCCTTCGAGGGCTGGAAGCCCGCGGCGATCTCGATCATGGTCACCCGGACCCGGCCGTGCACGAAGCTGCGGAAGGTCCAGCCGGAACCCTGCACGATGCCGTCGTAGGCGATGCGGCGCACGTTCACGAAGTTTCCGACGCTCGCCAGGTACTTGTAGCCGAGCGTCTCGTCGTAGACCAGGTTCGGCGCGCGCACCATCCCGCGGCCGGTGATCAGGCTGGAGTCCTGGACGCCGGTCACCAGGTGCAGCTGCGTGCCGAAGACAGAGCCCTCCTCGGCCGAGCCCCACTCCGTCCGCTGGATCGTCCCGCCAGGGATCGGGCTCCGGAGCACGGTGTCGTCGGTCTTCAGGAAGATCTCGGTGCAGGGCCCCGCGTCGCCGCTGTCCTGCACGCGCGCCCAGTCCGCCACCACCCCGCGGAAGAGCGGCGTCCAGTCGTCGACCACGAGGCCCGGCGCCGCCCAGTCCATCAGCGCGGCGCTGCCCCGCGGGTCGTAGGCGGTGAGCATCTCGTAGAGCTCGCCCCGGGCGTCGAGGACGCTCACCTTCGTCTCGACGATCTTCAGCTCGCTCGAGCCGATCCCTGACCCGTAGGTGATCTGGCTCCATCCCCCGATCTTCGAGATCCTCGTGACCTGGCCGGCGGGCGTCTCGCGCATGCGCGGCGAGATGATGTCTGTCCCGAGCTGGTAACCGCGGGCGACCCACGGGATGCGCAGGATGGGGTATGGCTGCGCGCCGCGCCGGCGCGCCTCGAGCAGCGCGGCAGACAGCATCGGCCTACGTGAGTCCGGCGGCCTGCCGGCTCGAAATGTCGGGGGCGAGCGCGTCGCGGACGCGGTCGACCAGGTAGCTCACGGTCTGCTCGAGCGTCTGCTGCGTCTGGAAGGGGCTCAGCTCGACGCCCACGTTGAAGTGGTTCTCGACGCCGCCGAGGCCTCCGCCCGACGGCTTGCCGCCGCTGTCGAGCGGGACCACCGCCTCGTAGCCGTGGAGCATCGCCAGGGTGCCCTTGCCGAAGTCTCCGACGCCGCCAGTGGCGAACCCGGGGATGTTGTCGGTGGGGATGTCGATCGGGACGCCGCTCGGGGGCGTGCCGCTCGTCGAGTAGGTGACCGGGATGTTGATCGGCACCTCGCGCGGCACGCCGGTGAGCGCCGAGACCAGGTCCTCGATGTGGCCGATGAGGGTCTGGAACTGCTCGGACATCGTCTGCGCGAACGTGATGCCGGCCTCCTCGGCCGACTTGTAGGCCTGGCCGTTCTCGTCGACGAGCTGGCCGCTGGCGATCAGCTGGTCGATCACCGGCCGCATCGCCTCGGGGATCGCCTGGCCGGCCTGGCGCGACGTGTTCACGAAGTCGACCAGGCTGGGCCCCATCTTCGCGATCACGGTATTCACGTCGATCCCCGAAGCCGTGAGGATCTTGAAGTCCTGCAGGAGCTGGCCCGCCTGCTGGTCGAGCTCCTGGCGCTGCATCGCCGGCCCGAGCTCCTCGATCGAGAAGCCGTAGCGATCCGTCGCTTCCTTGAGCGCCTGGGTCGCGGCCTCCTGATCCCCGAGGAGCCCGTTCACCTGGGCGACGGCGGCGTTGAACTGGTCCACCGTCTTGGCGTCGAAAATCTTCTTGACCAGGTCCTGGTTCGTGAGGCCGACCAGCTTTTTCTGGAGCGCCTCGAAGCCGCCCTGCGTCTCCAGGAAGGCGTCGCGCAGGCGGTTGACTTCCTGGATCTGCTTGTTGCCGCCGATGCCGAGCAGGCCGCCGAGCTTGCCGAGGCCCTTGCTGAGGAGCCCGCCGAGCTGCGATCCGAGCAGCGAGCCCAGGCCCGGGACGATGGAGCCCAGCGCGCCGCCGAGCGTCTTGCCGAGGGTGGCGGTCAGCTTCTTCGTGAGCGGCTCGGCCATGCTCTCGCCGATGCTTCCGCCCAGGTGCGCGCCGATGCTCTTGCCGACGTCGCCCCCGCCCTGGAGCGCGCCCAGGATGACCTGGGGCAGGCCCTTGAGCCCAGCCGTCAGCCCGGCCTTGAGCGACGCCCCGAGGCCCAGCGCGGGGATGCTCGCCAGTGCGATCTTGACCTGGGCGGCCGAAGCGCCGGCCGACTCGAGCGCGACGGCGATCTCCGCGGCCGGGGCCTTGGCCAGAGCGAACGCCTGCGCCATGGAGCTGAAAGACCGCTGCGCTTCGACACCCGTCTTCGAGACCTTCTCGAGGAGGTTCGGCACGTCGGCGCCCAGGTCGAGGTTCCCGAGCTCCTTCGGGATCTCGACCTTTGAGCCAGCGAGGACGGCGAGCAGACCCTTGTCCGTTACCTTCGCCCCGGCCTTCTCGAGCTGAACGATCTTCGCGCGGAGCGCCTCGATATCCCCGACGCCTTGGGTCCCCACAACGTGGAGCGCGCGCGCGAGCTGATCCATCTCCGCTTGCGCGGTCTTCCCCGACAGCGAGTCGACGAGCTTCTGGAACTCGTCGGCCGCCTGCTTCGCGGCCTTCGCCTGTTCGCCGGCGACCTTGACCTGCTTCTCGCTCAGGCCGAGGCTCTCGGCGAGCGCCGGGCTCAGGCGTCCTTTGTAGAATTCGGCGATCTCCTTGACCGACTGCCCCTGCTCTTTCAGCCCCGCGACCTGGCGCCGGATCGCCTCCTCGTTCTTCGCGGCGATCGCCTGGCGGAACTGCGCCAAACCCTGCTCCTGCCCGGCGCCCTGGTCGCGTGTGGCTTCACCGAAGAGCTTGTTCGCGGCCAGGAAGTCGTAGAGCCCGCGCGTCGCATCGTCCGCGAACTTCCTGACCGACTCGAACTTGTTGAGCACGCCGCCGATCGCCGTCCCGATTGCGGCGCCGGCGCCGATGATCCCGAGCGTAGCTGCGTTGAAGCCGGCGATCGAGGTCGTCAGCCCGCGGACGCCGATGCTCGCGACGTCGGCGACGGGCCCGATCGTCTTGACCGCGTCGGTCGAGAGCCCGACCGACTTCGCGACACCGTCGAAGGTCTGGCCGGCGAGCTTCATGTTCTCGCCGAGGCGGGTCGCGTCGTCGTTCACGCCCTTCAGGGAAGCGTTCATCTTCAACGCTTCTTCGTGCAGGCGCTCCATCTTGAGCGCGGCGTTCTGCTCCGCCTTGCTGAAGGTGCCGAGGCTTTCGCTCAGCTTGTTGGTGGTGCTCGCGGCCTCTGAGAAAGACTTCGTGAAACCACCCGTCTCGGCGTTGAGCGTGACGGTGAACTTCTTGGTCGAGTCAGCCACGAACCCTCCTCGCCATCGAGGGCGACGTGGTGGGATCCAGCCTGGTCGGATCGAAGGGCTGCTCGAGGCGGCCAAGGCTCACGGCGCGCTTCTTCTTGCCGGCGCGGCTGGCCCACTCGAGGAGCACGGCGCGCTGCTCGCCGGGCGTCTGCTGGCGCCGCGGCGCGGGGTCACGGAACAGGGTCTTGAGGGATGGGATGCGCTTCTGGCGCATGAGCACGGCCGTCGTGCGCGCGGCAAGGATCACCAGCCGCGCCGCCTGCTCCTGTCGCCACTGCGCGCCCCGGAGCATCACCGAAACCTCCCTCAAGGTCGAGTTGTAAAACACCTCCGGAGAGATGCCCGCCCGCGCCGCGTCTAGCTGGGAAGCGGCCCAGCTGAAGCGGCTTCGACTTTTCCCGTGTCGGCCTTCACCGGCTCGGGGTCGGGGAAGGCCCACGCCATCGTTTCGCCCAGGATGGCCTTCATCCGCACCATGCCGAGCTCGGTGATGAGCGCGCCGGCCGCCTCGTCGGTGATGTCCGGCTGGTGCGAGACGAGCGCCTGCTTCACGAGCGACCGGAATCGCTTGAGGCTCTGCGGCTTGTCGAGCGCCTCGAGGAAGACCTGGTCGTCCTTGATGCCCCACTCGTCCTGGAGCACGATCATCTCGTTGATGCCGAGGCGGAAGACGAGCTCGCGCCGCCCGTCTCCCTCCCCGGCCGTCGCCTTGACGTCCCGCTTGAGGCTCGCCATGGCTTACGACTCGACGGTGGTCTCGACGCTCGACACGCGCCAGGTGATGTCCACCGTGACCGCGTCGCTCGGAGCCAGGTTCCGGTTGAACTGGCTGATGTAGGCGCGGAAGTCGATCGTCTCGACCTCGCCCGGCAGCGTGAAGCGCCAGTTGAGCACCGTGCGCGCCTCGGCATCGGCCGACAGCTGCGCGTGCTGCGGCCAGTCCGCGGGGTTGTAGTTGATCGTCGCCGTCGCCTCGCCGGAGTCGATCATGCCGGCGATGAACTCCCGCCGCGCGCCGGGCGACTGGAAGTGCGTGACGTCGACCTCTTCCGACTGGGTCTGCGGGGGACCGAACGCGGTCACCTCCTCGATCTCGGTGTAGGTCTCCGGCGGCCCGTCGCTGTTTCCCCGGTAGAGGATCGAACCCCACCCGATGAACGCCTTGGTCGCATGTTCGGCCATGAGTTAGGCTCCTTCTCCTCCCGCGCGCTTGGATCGCGCGAAATCGATCTCGTGCTCGAGGTTCTTGACGAGGGACTCTTCGGCAGCCACGAAGAACGCGTCGACGTGCTTCTCGAAGACGGTCGGCAGCGACGGGCCGCGCAGCTCCACGATCGGGAGGTTCGGCGACCAGGCGCCCACGGAGCGGCGCCTCGAGACGCCGATGCGCTTGAACACGCCGCGGTGCTGCCCTGAACCCACGGTCGCGATGAAGGCGTTCGGCACACGGCCCGCGCCCGACGGCAGCCGGTAGGTGACTCCCCCGCCCTTGCCCTTGGACGGTTCCGGTCCGCGGGCCCCGAAGGCGATCAGCGGGATCCGGCGGCCCTGCACCTCCACGGCGAAGGTCGGCGCCGCCTTGCTCGCCTTGCCGATCCGGATGTCTGCCGACACGTATTTCTGCGTCAGGCCGAGGTCGGCAGCGACCGCCTTCACCATCGCGGTCTTGCCCGAGATGCCGGCGCGGTTGACGGCGCGCGCCATCACGAGCGGCGCCTCGCTCCCGAGGCTCTTGAGATCCTCCTGGAACTGCGCCAGCGCCGCGCCGAACTCCCGCACCGTAAGGCTCACGGGTGCCCCCAGGCTTCCTCGAAGGCGGCCAGGTACTCGACGCAGGCCCCGACGTAGTCGCTGCCGTCCGGGCGCCGCATCCCGCGCGTGATGCCGCGGCGCACGCCCTTCGGCAGCGTGCCGATCAGCTGCCCCTCGACGACCACTGCGAAGAAGCGATCCCGGGACGGGCTCACGTTCTCGTCGTCGTTGGAGCCCTCGACGGCTTCCTTGATGTCGGCGATGATTTCCTCGATCGCGTCGAGCGGGTCTTTCGTCCCGACGGGGACGATCGCCCACACCTCGATCGGGGTCTCGCTACGTGTCGAGCCGCCCGTCGTGCTCGGAGCGTCGTCGCCCACCGAGATCACGAGCGCCGCCGGCGCGTCGTCCTTGCCGGCCCGCGGCCACTCGCCCTTGAAGATCTTGAGCCCGGCGTCGGTGTTGTAGCCCTTGTCCTTCTGGATGAAGGCGAGGCGCGCCGCGAGGTCGGCAAGGGCGCCCTGGCGCTTGCTCATGTCGAGCGGCATCAGGACTCCTCGATCGGCCGCGGCCGCACGCTCACGCGGTAGTGCTCCGGCTCGGTGACCAGGAACGAGTCGACGAGCCACTCGGTGGGGTCTTCGAGGTTCGGCTCGGTGACGGCCACCAGACTCTCGAGCGGCAGCGTCGGCAGGTCGTCGCGCCGGATAGCCATCGCGCGCTGAGGGTCGTTGCGCTGGAAGACGGCCGGAGCTCCCGGAGCCCCGTCCTGCGACGGGGTGAGCCAGATGATCCGGGTCTCGACCGGATCGCCGCCGGGGATCGTGACGGTGGCCGGGACCCCGATCACTCCGAAGGTCGCGTCGCGGACGAGCCCGCGGAGCGCAGAGAATCCCACTCGGGCACCCCCGGCCTACGTGTCTTCGTTGGCGCGGGCGACGCCGTCCAGATAGCACTCCCCGGTCGTCTCTCCGGCTCCGGAGCCGACCGCCGAGGTGGCCCAGCCGATCAGCCGGTTTCCCGCGTCGACGGTCGTCACCTTGCCGGCGACGGCGTCGAAGTAGACGAGCGCGCCCTCCGTCCAGGCCTGCGAGCCCGGCTTCTCGACGGACACGACGCCCCGGACGAGTCCCTCGAACGTCGCGCCCTCCGCCGCGTCGGCCACGGCCGCGACGACGGCCTGGCCGATCTGGTAGAGGGTCCCCGACACCACGCCGTCGGTCGGGGCGGTGAAGGG